TTAAGTTGTGTATTAGCATATTCAACATCCTTGATAAATTCTGGATCGGGTGACCAAGCGCACCAACATCCAACCTCACCAACATAAATATGAAATTTGTCTCCTAATTTTTTTAGGAACTCACTGCGAGTTTTAGCTTCCTCAATTGTTTCAAAACATCCACGTACTTTTACACCGCGGATTGTTGTGATACCTTTATTATCGGCATGATATTTGGCTTCTAAATCTTGACCATGAACAGATTTAAAAAAGTTATATTGTTCATTTAAATCAGCGGGATCTAATACATATTTGTGATTTTCAGAAAGGTTATCAATTACATCTGATGTTTCAGGATATTTATCTTTAATAGATTTAAACATATCGCGTACATTATTAGAAAAACTTTCAATAAATTTGCTAAAAATTACAACTTCCTTATTTGCGATAACATCCTCTGGACTTACAAAGGATAATAGCACATATTTTTGACCACGAATAGGCTTATCTTCGTCTAAATGATCTTCAACGCGGGGATCTACAAGTTCAATTTTTTTATCTTCAACTGTTGTCATGGTTCTTTATAATAATTTATATAAAATTAATCTTATATATTTTTAATTTATAAAAAAATATGAGATTATTATTAAGAATGGAATATAAAATTGATTATTCTGAAGCAGGTTTTAGATTAATTAAATATCTTGCGGAAGGTTTAGTTATAGCCTTCATTGCTATAATATTGCCAAAAAATAAGCTTGAATGGAATGAAATATGGTTATTAGCACTAACTGCTGCTTGCACATTTGCTATACTTGATTTGCTATCTCCTACAATTTCAAAAAGTGCCAGACAAGGTGTTGGATTAGGTGCAGGATTTAGTCTTGTAGGATTCCCAATAGGTTTTTAAAATAAATTATAAAGATGGAATTATTTCATAATTTAATTCTATACAAATTTTTTTCCATATTTGATCTTGAACGTACAGTTTTTCGCGACTTTTAAGAAGAGGGAAATATTTTAAATATTCGTCTAACTTAAGTATTTGAAAGAATTTATATAAAACATAGCTGTATGATAAAAAATTCTTTCTATCTTTTGGGCAATGTTTTAAAAATGGTGCTTGTATACTTCTAAACATATTGCAGAGCTTTTCCTCTAATTCAGGGCTAAACTGAGGTGTTGGAATACCATTTATTCTATTTATTATATAGTTAATATGTTCATAGTATTTATTAATACGTAATCTCTTGAGAATATCACGCATTTTTGTATATGTTATAGTTTTAAGATCAACAATTTTTTCTTTTTTAATTTCAGCTAAAATTTTTTCGAAAATTTCATCTGGTATATCTGTGCTTTCTTTACCTTGAACTTGATTACACCACTCTCTAAAATGATTAATACGTTTATAACAAAAATGAGAAGTATCTTTGGTATTCTGTTTCAATATAGGTCTATTTTGTTCAACCAGTAATAACTCTTGATAGCCACATGTATTACATATCATTATTGCATCATGTTGTAAACATATCATTTGACTATTACATTCCTTGCATATTTCTATATTGTCATCTTCAACTGTTCTAACATATTTTTTATTGATAATTGACATATATTTATCAACTAATGTACTTTTATCAGCATTCGTATCTGATAAATTGTTATTATCATTATTATCTGCACTATTTAAATTATCTGCATTATTAGAATTTGTATTAGTATCTTCATTTATATTACAAGAGGCATTCTTGGAATCATAGGAACCGACAGTATTATCATTATTTATATTGTTTAAAGCCTCTAATACATTTATTACATTATGTGATATGTTGTTTTTCTTTTTTTTACCTTCGCCTTTATATGTTCTTGATTGCTTTATAGGTAAATTTGCAGAGGATTTAATGATATTTGAATTTCCTACTAAAGAATTATTTATATGGGATTGCTTGTCAACAGTATCGTAATATTGAAATAAAATATAGCTTGTATTTTTATAATATTCTATTTCATCATAATTATTTGTTAAATCTTTAATTTTATTTTTGATATCTATTATATTTTCTCGCAATTCTATGTTACTTGACCATAATTCTGTTTTTAAATCCTTGTCAGTATTTTCATTTTTTAATTGATTGTCTATTATATTTGAAGTATTTTCATAATCTTTTAATAAATTATTATAATACTCTAAATCTTTGTCAGTATTTTCAAATTTTTTAATCATATTATTATGCATTGCATCTAAAGTATAACTTTCATTTGTATCTGTTGCAATTTTTTTTTTTGATGATTTTTCTTTAAACATCTCATTTATAATAGAATAACTAAATATTAGTTTTATATATTATTTTATTAATTTTATTCGCGTACTAATTTATATTTTTTTCTCCTATAATAGTATAAAGAATAAAGCAAAATGGGTGGTGGTCTTCTTCAATTAGTAGCTTATGGTGCTCAAGACGTTTATTTAACTGGTAATCCTCAAATTACCTTTTTCAAAGTAGTATATCGTCGTCATACTAACTTTGCAATGGAAGCTATTCAACAAACTTTCAATGGCAATCCAGGTTATGGCAATACTGTAACTTGCCAAATATCTCGTAATGGCGATTTAATTAATCGCATGTATTTACAAGTAGATATCCCTGCAGTTACCGAAAGTGGAACAGATGAATATGTTCACTATTTAGGTTTACGTTTACTAAAGAATGTTGTTATTGAAATTGGTGGTCAACAAATAGACAAGCACTATTCCGATTGGATGTACATATGGAATGAATTATCTTTACCCAAAGGTAAAAGATATGCTTATGATAAAATGGTAGGTGAAAATGGAGCAGACTTAGCTACTTCTGATACTACTTTATATATACCATTAGAATTCTGGTTTTGCCGCAATGTAGGATTAGCTCTTCCTTTAATTGCTTTACAATATCACGAAGTTAAAGTTAAAATCGAATTTGAGCAAAAATCCAAATGTGTCGTAGATACCAACCGTGCTATTACACCTGATGATATCAATAAAGTTGCTGATATTAAAAATGTTTCTTTATGGGTTGATTACATATTCTTAGATACTGATGAACGTAGACGCTTCGCTCAATTATCTCACGAATATTTAATTGAACAATTACAATTTACAGGTTCTGAAAACTTATCTACAGGAAGCAATCGTATCAAATTAAATTTCAATCATCCTTGCAAGGAATTAATCTGGGTTGCTAAACATACTGCAGCTAATACTCGCGAATGGTACAATTATGCTGAAACCGTAGGCGATGAAAAAATAGGAAATCCTTTCGCTGAAGCTATATTACAATTAAATGGCAATGATCGTTTTGCCACTCGTAAAGGATCTTATTTTAATTTAGTACAACCTTTCCAACACCACACTAACGTTCCTACTAATGCCGGTATCAATGTCTATTCTTTTGCACTTAAACCCGAAGATCATCAACCAAGCGGTACTCTCAATATGTCTCGTATTGATACTGCTACTTTAATGGTTGATACAGAATCAACAACCGTTTCGAGTATCAATATATATGCTGTAAACTACAACGTTCTCCGCATATTATCTGGTATGGGTGGTCTTGCTTATTCCAACTAAATTATTAATTACATTTATTGTTTTTTTAAATATAATATTTATAAAATTGTATTCTATTTGTGTAATATTTGATCTTTTTTTTTCTCCTATAATAGTATAAAGAATAAAGCAAAATGGGTGGTGGTCTTCTTCAATTAGTAGCTTATGGTGCTCAAGACGTTTATTTAACTGGTAATCCTCAAATTACCTTTTTCAAAGTAGTATATCGTCGTCATACTAACTTTGCAATTGAAGCTATTGAGCAAACTTTTAATGGTAATCCTGGATATGGCAACCGCGTAACTTGCCAAATATCTCGTAATGGTGATTTAATACACCGCATGTATTTAGCTGTAAAACAAAGTGGATCTTCTGCCGGTTGTGGCTATTTTGGCTTACGTTTAATAGATTATGTAGAATTAGAAATTGGTGGTCAAAAAATAGATAAACAATATTCTCACTGGATGTACATCTGGAATGAATTATCATTACCTGTAGGTAAAAAAGATGGTTATAATAAAATGATAAATAAAGATGGTACCGCGGGTTCTGAAAATTTATATATTCCTCTTGAATTCTGGTTTTGCCGCAATGTAGGCTTAGCTCTTCCATTAATTGCTTTACAATATCACGAAGTTAAAGTTAACATATTATTTCAAACTGAAACTAAATGTGCTTCAGATGGTACAACTGGCCCAGTTTTAGATTCTGCTACTTTATGGGTTGATTACATATTCTTAGATACTGATGAACGCAGACGTTTTGCTCAATTATCGCATGAATATTTAATTGAACAACTTCAATTTACCGGTGCTGAATCTGTAAGTGGAACACAAGCTAAACCTAAATTATCCTTCAATCACCCATGTAAAGAATTATATTGGTTTGTAACTGCTGAAGGTGGTACTCAAACTGAAACTAATCAAAATTGGTTTAATTATACAATCGCACCACAATCAGGAAATGGTTCTGCAGTGGAAACTGCTATAAAAAATATTAACGGAGCCACTGGTTCAGTAAATCCAATAAAAACTGCTAAATTAGTATTAAATGGCAACGATCGCTTCAGTGAAAGACCCGGGTCTTATTTCAATTTAATTCAACCTTTCCAACATCACGAAAACGTACCATCAAATCAAGGTATCAATGTTTATTCTTTTGCTCTCAAACCAGAAGAACATCAACCAAGCGGCACCCTTAATATGTCCCGCATTGATACTGCTGCATTAAATTTATCGTTACAATTAACTTCAAATGCTACATCTTCTCTAAGTGTATATGCTGTCAACTATAACGTTCTACGCATATTATCAGGTATGGGTGGTCTTGCTTACTCCAACTAAATTAATTTATTTAAAATACAGCATAACATATATTGTGTATAAATTAATACTTTTTTTTCTCCTATAATAGTATAAAGAATATAGCATAAATGGGTGGTGGTCTTCTTCAATTAGTAGCTTATGGGGCACAAGATGTTTATTTAACTGGTAATCCCCAAATTACCTTTTTTAAAGTAGTTTATCGTCGCCATACTAATTTTGCGATTGAAGCTATTCAACAAACTCCTACTGGTAGCAACACATTAGGTTCTCGCGCGAGTTTCCAAATAACTCGTAATGGTGATTTAATACATCGTATATATTTCCACGCTAATATCAAAAATAAAAATGCATCGGGTGCTGATAAAAATGTAGCATTAGTACCACATGTTGGCCAAAAATTACTCAAAACTGTAGAATTAGAAATTGGTGGCCAACGTATAGATAAACATTATTCCGAATGGCTATATATCTGGAATGAGTTATCTTTACCATTTGGAAAAAGAGATGGTTATTATACTATGGTAGGTGCCAATGATGATAATTCATGTACTAAATTAGCTGCTAACACTTCTTATGAATTATATGTACCATTAGAATTCTGGTTTTGCCGCAATGTAGGTTTAGCTCTTCCATTAATAGCCTTACAATATCACGAAGTTAAAATCAATATAGAATATGAATCGGCGGGCAATCTTGTTGATATTGGTGATACAAATTTTAGCGCTGGTGAAAATACAATATCAAATGGTAATCGTGTAGCTTCTTCTGGCCTTGCAGCAGCAGGAGCCGAAATTGTATACTCTGCTTCCGCCGATGTTGAATTAGTTGATGCTAATTTATGGGTAGATTACATCTTCCTTGATACTGATGAACGCAGACGTTTTGCTCAATTATCCCATGAATATTTAATAGAACAACTTCAATTTACAGGTACTGATTCAATAGATGCTTCAAGTGGTCCTGATAACATGAAAAGCTTAAGAATGAATTTCAATCATCCATGCAAAGAACTTATATGGACCATAAAAAGAGATGCCGAAAATAATGGTCTACCATTCTGGAACAACTTTGGCGATTGTGATGTTGGTGTTCCTGCTGACGATGCAACTAATCCATTTAAAGCAACAGTAGGAGGCGTAGTAACAGCTAATACTCTAAGTGCTAATACATACACATCCAATAAAAATCCTGTTTTACAAGCTAAAATCATGCTCAATGGCAATGATCGCTTTGCCACTCGCAAAGGCGATTATTTCTCTATGGTACAACCTTATCAACATCACGAAAATACACCCAATGAAAAACATAAAGGTATTAATGTTTATTCTTTTGCACTTAAACCAGAAGAACATCAACCAAGCGGTACCCTTAATATGTCGCGCATAGATACTGCTGTATTATCGCTATCTTCTAAAGTAAAAGGTACTATCTATATATATGCTGTTAATTACAACGTTCTTCGCATATTATCCGGTATGGGTGGCCTCGCTTATTCCAACTAATCAAACTAAATTTTCTTTAAATTATTTTTCTTTGCTAATAGTATAAAAGATATAGCAAATTAAAAATGGGTGGTGGTCTTCTTCAATTAGTAGCTTATGGTGCACAAGATGTTTATTTAACTGGTAATCCTCAAATTACCTTTTTCAAAGTAGTATATCGTCGCCATACTAACTTTGCAATTGAAGCTATTCAACAAACTCCTTCGGGGAGAAATACTTTTGGATCTCGCGTTACCTATCAAATCACCCGCAACGGTGATTTAATCCACCGTTTATACTTCAGTGGCAAAATAACCAATAGTTTAGCAACTGGTGGTGATACAACTGCTATAGATAAAAGTGCAAATAATATAGCATTAGTACCAAACGTTGGACAAAAATTATTAAAATCTGTAGAATTAGAAATTGGTGGCCAACGTATAGATAAACATTATTCCGAATGGTTATATATCTGGAATGAGTTATCCTTACCTGTCGGAAAAAGATATGGCTATAACACTATGGTAGGTGCTAATAATAGTAATTTATGTACTAAATTACCTGCTAAAGAATCTTTACAATTATATGTGCCATTAGAATTCTGGTTTTGCCGCAATGTAGGTTTAGCTCTTCCATTAATAGCCTTACAATATCACGAAGTTAAAGTTAATATCGAATATGAATCTGTTGAAAACTTAGTAGATACTGCAAATACAAATATTTGCGAAGGTGAAGATGTTTGTACTAATGGTAATAAACAAGTAGCTAATACATCTCAACAATTTCAAACAGGAGATCCAGCAGCACCTACATTTTTATTTGCATCAGAGGCTGATTCAAAAGCAGGATTAAAGTTAGACGATGGTACTTTATGGGCCGATTATATATTCTTAGACACAGATGAACGTAGACGTTTTGCTCAATTATCTCATGAATATTTAATTGAACAATTACAATTCACCGGTTCTGAAACTATAAATGGTACTGAAAACGCTGATAGCATGAAAAATGTTAGATTAACTTTCAATCATCCCTGCAAAGAACTTTTATGGACTGTTAAAAATTCTTCTGCTGGTGTTTTCTGGAATAACTTTTCAGATGCAGCTAAAAGCGCGGCTTCAAATGGTTTAACAAATCATTATGAAGGCTCCGTAAATCCCGTACATCAAGCTAAACTGTTACTCAATGGCAATGATCGTTTTGCTACCAGAAGAGGTGATTATTTCTCTATTGTACAACCTTATCAACATCACGAAAATACTCCCAATAAAACTCATCAAGGTATTAATGTATATTCATTCGCACTTAAACCAGAAGAACACCAACCAAGCGGCACTCTTAATATGTCCCGCATAGATACTGCTATATTATCGTTATCTTCTTCTGTAGAGGGCACTTTAAATGTATATGCTGTTAACTACAACGTTCTTCGCATATTATCTGGTATGGGTGGTCTCGCCTATTCCAATTAAAAAAATTACCCAATTAATCAAAATTATCCAATATATCCAATTATTTTTATGAATATTTTATACTCAATGATTTAATAATTTCGCTATCATAATAATTTAATTTATCTTGAATTAAAACCATAATATCAAATAGTTTTTTAGATAAAACATAGGAAATTGTTTGAATATAGTTATTTAAACCAAAATTGCGCTCATTGTAACAGTAATCTATTTTATTATAGAGTATATCAATACAATCATTATTTAATTTTTTAATATATTTATATAACTTATTTTTATAGACATCCGCATTATTATCCGTATAATAAAGTATTTCTGGACGTAATATTTTTATTAAATACGTTTCTACCATATCGCAATTATATATATTGATTTTTTCTTCAAGCATTTTTTTAAATTGTGTTTCATTCTTGATAATATTATTGCAATGTTTGTCAGTTTCAGAAATATTTTTTAAAGATTCAAAATCTTTGTTTAGAAATCTGATAATGTTTTCGCTAAAATCCTGTTGTAAAATATTCATTATAATTTTATGTCGATATAATGCTTAATAATATATATCATTTTTTATATAATGTTTTGGTAATATTAAGTTATAATAATGAAAAAGAAATGTTATAGTTGCAATAAAAAATTAGATATTGTTGAATGTTTAACTAATAAATGCAAATGTGATAACTATTTTTGCTCTAAACATTTGTTTTATGTCGACCATGAATGTACGTTTAATTATGTAATAGATTACAAAGAAAAGGCAACAAGCAATATAATTGATTTAACA